TTCTTTAGTTGTACTATTGACTCTTGCCATTTCGGTAATATTTTATTTTATTTTATCATCCCTTACCAAATCCGACAGCCTGATAAGTGAAATTTCTATCAATCGAAGCATTTGATGAATTTTTAAAGTGAACAGTAAATCCTGTACCGCTAATATTAGATAGTTCAAAATAATCACCACTAGCCATATTTTGTGCAGTTATTCCGATTGAAGGTAAATTTGAATTTACTCCGCCTATAGCAGAAGTTCCAGTAAAGAAAGGATGTTGGAACGTAATCGTTTTTGCAGCAGGATTATTATTTGAATCAACACTTCTTTCAGTTGAAGTACTCTGTTCAGTTCTTCTTTGGAACGATGCTGTATAACCTAATTGAAATACTCTTATGTCTTGGTCAGGATCTTCACTTGTAAGATTTACTTTAAATTTAAACCCTCTTCCTTTATATGTTCCATTCGCAAAAGTTTGAAAAGGTCTATATGTAGGCGATCCAGAAGTAGGATCATCTTGAGTTACCGCAACTAACATTTCAGCATTAACCTTTGTTGCTGTTACTCCATCAAAATCTACTCTTGCATCTACATTTGAAACAGAGTCAAACAAATCTGAAGGGAAAAATGCTTCAGTAAGAAAATGACGTTTTAGATCAATACTAAATACACTTCCCAAATCTAAAAATGCTGTTCCAGGTGCTCCCCCAAATTCATATGTACCTAATGGAGCGATACCTCCAATATCATCTAACGAACCAACAATATCAAAATTACTAATACTATCAAACAGTCCAACACCCGATAAGTTTAAAGAATTTGTTGTAGCATCAAAAGCTACGTTAGTTTTTACACCTTGAAATTTTGGAACATCTAAATCTTCTCGTCTTGTTAAAGCAATTAAAGATGCAAGATTATCTGGTAAATCTAAAACTACACTTGCTTCTCCTGCACTAAATCTACCGCCATCATCTTGAAATTTTAAAATATATTCACCTTCTAAATATGGAACTTCAGCAGTTGTAGTATTTCCTGCAAGAGCTTCAATTAAATCTGTAGCATCTGAAAATGTTCCCGTTCCATCCGTTTTTGAAGAATGTCTTACATAAACACGACCACCATGAGTAACGTCTAAATCGGTAGATAAATTCCAACGTAATCTTACTAATTTATCGCTTATAGGTTCCCCTGTAAGACCAGTAACATCACCAGGAAGGGCACTTTTACCAACAGCGATATGTGTAAAAGTTGTTGGGTTTGCTGAAGATTCAAGATTTGAACCAACACTAACTAATTCAAAATTATAAGTACCTTCTAATGAATCTAGTATTTGAAATTCGGGCGTTTGTGATTTTAATGTTTGAAAGTTGCCATCATCTACTTGATACTTCAATTCATAATGAATAGCCCTTGGCACAGAATTAAAATCTATATTTAATCTTGTTCTAGCTCTATTACCTTCTGTAAAAAATTCTTCTGTAACTTCTGGAGCAGAAGGAGCAGGAACAGGTTCATTTAATATTGTTATATTTCTAACAGGTAGTGCAGATCCATCTTCTATAAACGCAAACTTTCCTGAGTTATAAGCCGTTCCAACAATCGCATAATTATCCTTATCTTCAGTTACACTTACGACTCTCCATTGAGTAGTCTGTAAAGTTGTATTTTCAAGTATCCAAATACTGTTTGTATTAGGAGCAGAAGAAAAAGCAGATGATACCGTAATTACAGCACCAGAAATGCTACTTACATCTCGTTTTTCTACAGTGCCGTTAGGCATAACAACACTTATTGTTGCGTTATTTGTAGCATCTAGATCGGTATCTGCTGTGTTATCAACAGTAATAGTTGTAGTTGTTGCAGAGCTAATACGACCACCTCTTCTTAATCCTGCCCTTACTGGATCGCTTACTTCAATAACTTGCCCTGGTCTAACAACTACTCCCTCTCCTATTCCAGTAGTAAAACTAATCGTTTCAGTAGAGTGTTGCTCTTCAAACAAAATAAATCTGCCTAATCTTCTAGCTTGATTTCTAGATGTACAACCAAAACCTGTTATTTTTTTATGAATAATTCCATATTTATTTTTAGCAGCAGTATCTTCAACAGTTTCAAAATCTGGTTCTAGATTGTTCATATCAAAATAAGATACAGATACAACAGTTGACCTTGTTTTTAAACTTGTACCAG